ACGTAAATTACCAGAGTTGAAATCAACTACAAAAGCTTTTGCACCAGAAGTTTTTCCTGTTACCAAAGAACCATTTGCGAAGAATGCTGCTTCAACAAGAGTTATGTAAGGTACAATAGCTTCATTATCATCTACAGATTCGTATACGGCTCTTAAATTATATACATCGGTTTGACCCAAAGAAATATCTTTATCTTCAATTCTAATTCCATAAATGTTTGAATATGATAGTCCATATTGTATCTGATCGCTAGATTTATTTGTTCTAGAAACCTTCCATACCCCCATCTTATTAGCATTTTTAACTTTCTCAGTTACCACATTTTTCGATATTGCAGCATTGAATCGTACTGATGTAATACCAACTAGATTGGAAACAGTTATGGTAGATCTAGGAACACCACTAGTATTGAAAGTTGTATATGCAGGATCTCCAGAAGTATCATTTTGCAATACTAATACATCTCCTACAGCATAGGAAGATCCGACCGAAATTCCAGTTACAGTTAGATTGTAATTTTCTGTTTCTACAGACTCAAACTGTAAGTTTTCTGCAAGAGAGATCGTAAAACTATTACTTGTGATTTGAGATTCATAAGTTCTTCTGATGATCATACTTTCATCAGTAATAGTCTTTATTGATTCTTTTGGCATCTCTGTAAAGAGATCTGCATATTGCAATTCTAAAAGATTTGGTCTAAATCTAACTACAGAGTTATATTCTGTTCCAACCGTAGGTGTGAATCCAGAAGACAATTCCACCTTTACTGATTGATTTGTATAGTTAAATATAGAAGAAACATCTAGATTTGCAGGGACCGCATTGACAATGAAATATTCTGTTGGGGAGACATAAAGAAAATCACCACAACGAATTTCTGGGGCAATATTACTATTATAACCTGTCAAATAATCTTGACCACCAACTTGTGTATAAGTAAATTTATCTCCAACTAACTTTGAAGTTTCTGTTGTTACTAAATCACCAGTCAAGAGAACAGTGTTAACACTATTTCTACCTACAAGTTGTCTAACATCAGAATATTGATATGAATATAAATTTGTTATTGTTGCTTTATCGCTACCATCAACTTCGATAACTTCATTTTCTCTAAAATCGCCAATGACATTAATTAAAGTTACAGTTTGACCTGTAAAGGATGTCCCACCTCCAGAGGGAATCCTAATGTATCCAGTTGCTCCAGATGTCTTTCCTCTAATTAAAGAACCACCCTCTATAGTTACCGATGCACTAAGATATAACTTAGTGAACATTGAAACATCAAAAATATGTGCATCATACACATCATTTAAATCTCCTTCAGTCGTATCTGATCCGCTAGAAGAAAATTCCCAACTTGCAATTCTAGCTAAACCGATTATATTTCCAATACTATTACCTGGAGTTGCAGTATACTCATCTCTGAGTTCTATAATTTGATATGAATCACCGATGTCTGGTCCACTAAGAACTGGAGAACCAAAAACGTTTGTAATCTTTGCAGTATTACCTAATTCAAACGGAATAATATTATTTTGCAAGGAATTGAATGATCTTGGTTTTGGTAAATCTAGATATATTGGAGCATCTCTAGTAATTAAATAACCTTTTAGATATACTTTTCCTGGTGAAATTTGAACAGTAAACAGATCTTTTGACGCTAGAACTCCAGTATCTTCTGTAATTGTTCCTGGTAAATATACACCACCATTAAATCCATCGTTTAGGCACTCTCTAACTTTTACGTCAAAAGGTTTAACCATGAAATCGCCAGCGATGTCATAAGTTTGTGATGCAAAACGTTTTTCAAGTTCACTATATTTTGTATCATCGACTTTTAATTCAACCTTTCCATTCTTTAGTCTTAAGAGTTCATAGAAGTTTTTATCTGCATCATCATCAATGTCTTTCTTGACTAAAGTTGCCTTCAATTTAAATCTATGAGCTCCAGGCGCGGCATAGTTAGAGGAACCCGCAGCATTATCGTTTAATGATGTATCATCTTCCGAGGTTATAATTGATTCTGAAATTTCTAAACCAATTCTATAACTTGGATTAACTTGATACTGTTCAAGAATTACACTTTGAGATGGAACATCAATAAAGAATCCTCTAATGAAATAAACACCGTTATTGATATAAGCTACAGAACCAACTCTAGTTGAATTGTTAGGAATTAATTGAGCAACGGGAGTTCCAGTTTCAATTAAAGTCGATCCAAAAGTAATATCATCATTTACAATAATTTGTTCGTTGTTTGAAAATTTTCTAATAGTCTTATCTACACCACCAGATTCAGTATATTTAATGTACAAAGTTATAAATCCATCGATGGATTCTACCGCTGGAATAGTATTAATTACTTCCGCTTTGACACCACTAGTAAGTCCAGTGATAGTTTTACCCAATAATTCAATTCGGTAATTTTCAACTTCAGAACCTAAAAATGCAGATTGTAAAAGAATACAATCTACATTATTATCCCAACCAACCTGTCCAGGAATAACCATTGCACCATCTTTAAATAAATGGGTGCCAACGCTTTCTACTTGATTTTGTAGAATGGATTGTAAAGTTGTTAATTCTCTAGCCTGAATGGGAAACCCAGGTCTAAATAAAACCTTGTAGAAATTTTTAAACTTGTCAAAGTCATCATAATAAGGACTAACATTCAGGTTGGTGTTTTGTGCCATTTTTTTCCTATTCTAATTAGAATTCGATAACGATCTTAATATCTTCGATTTGATCACTAGCGCGAGAAATCGACTTCCTATTATCTATATAGATAACATCCCCAGTGTTTCTTTGGATCTCAGGGAAAGCATAACCAGCAGTAAAGGACAATCCCAGATCATATTCAGTATTATTAATCGTTCTAGTTGAACTACCAGGAACAGCTGGAAAATTGACATCTGGTTCTGCTGATGCTCCAGAAGAAGAACCAATAATTACGTTTCCACCTTCAAATAAATTTAATGAACCAGTAACTTCTGGATAAATACCATCAATTCTATTTTGATAATATTTTAAAACTTTAGTTACTGGATTCCAGGAAATCACTCTACCTCTAGAAGTTACTTGCTGACCACCTACAGTTTTAGTTTGAGTGATAATTTCATCCACCACAAAGTTACCTTGGAATGTTGGTGAAAAAATTACTGCTCTAGTAGAACTGAGAGTTAGATTATCAACTAATTCTTCTGTATTGTACTTATATGGATTTAGGAGCAAACCAATTCTTCTATAATCGTTATCAATTGGAAAGTCCCCAGAACCCTCAGAATAAGATAATTTAGCGTTTACCATGACTCTAAATCCACCCAATTCAAATTGTGGGTCTGATCCATGACCTCCTTGAGGAGGAATGATTACGTCAATTGTGCCACCAGTACCAGTACCGATACCATTGATACTATCAACGATAATTTTACCAAACGTGTATTCAATACCGCCAGAAGTAACAGTTGCATTAACGATTCTACCACCGTCAACAACAATAGAAACCCTTCCCCCATTACCATCACCGACAATAGGAACATTGTCATATGTGCCATTATTATAACCAGAACCAGAAGCAGTGATTACTACGGTATCAACTTCTCCAGCAACAGCATTAGTTTGCACCGAGGCATCGGACAATACTGGGATGTATTCTGATGAGAAAAATTTTAAAACCTGAGCAACTGGAATAGTATACATGTATTTCCATCTGTATCCATCAGCAGTGGTTACAATAGAAGTTGATGTTCCTGTTGGTTCAACCGTAGATGGTTTTCCGTTAGGATCTGAAGGTGAAGTTCCGTTATAGATGCACTTATAAACTTGATATGTAGAGTTTACAACATAAAAATCAGATTCATACAAACGTGTTGAACCAGAAGCAGCAGTTTTGGTTGGAGAATAGTCATGACGATACATGTCGTAAATATATCCAAGACCACCAGTGGTCTTTTCTGGTGGTGTCCAATCGATACGACGAACAACTTGAATGGTATCATTAGATAATACTCTCTTTAATGAGATCATATCATCATACAAATCAGTATATTGTTCAAAACTATCGATAGCTTGTGGTGGATTGTTTTCATTGTCCCATGGTTGAGGTCTACCAATGAAAACATACAAACGATCTCTATCCGCGCCAGCAATCAAATCTGATGCCTCTGGATCTGGACCTTCTAAAGATTTAATAAATTTAGATGCCGAATAAATTCGAAATTGGTCTGTAAGAAGTGCTGACATTAATTTATCCCGATGTTTTTATCTCATACTATATTTAGTTATTAAAACTCATCATTTCTGACAATTGTCAAATAATTAATAGTACCTACTCTCCACGAAGCTCCATTTTGTCCTGTAATTTTTTCTCCTCCTAGTATTGCTTGTCCAACGGCACCAAATCCAGTAGTATCACTAGGATTATTTACAAACGTAACACTAGGAGCGGTGGTATAACCATAACCACCAACACCAACCGTAATTGAAGTTACCTGGTCACTTGTTAATCCTGATACTGCCGAAGCAGTAACTATGGAACTTCCAATATTAATTGTCGGCGGCGCTGTATATGCCTGACCAGGGTTCATAATGCGTATTTCCACAACTGAGCTGTTTTGTGAAAATTCATACAATAAACCGATATTGGGATTTCCTGTGTCATATGGAACTGTATCTTTAACAACCAAAGTTGATGTATTTGGATTCCACGATACAACCGTCGCTTGAATTAATGATTCAACACCAGTAACAGTTTCTCCGACAACAAACGGTATGCTGTTATAAAAACTTGGATTACTAGTATCCATTTTAATTTCGATGATAGCTTTATGGTCAACACCTTCATCTAACAAACTAGCATCTGTAATAGTCGCAGTTTTCAATGGAACTGAAGAATCTTTTATTTGATCTCCAGCAACAAATAAAGTTGTATTTTGTCCACCAACAGTCTCTTCAATACCATATAAAGTTGCTGCATCACCACCATCCAAATTAATTTGATTTTCGTAAGAAGTTCCAGTATTGATCAAATCTGGAAATCCATTTCCAGCCCCATCAAGTTCAGCAATATCCTCAAATGCAGAATCCTGCAATACTGACAATGGTTCAGTTAATCTGTAAATTACAGAACCTTCAGAATCTATTACAATATGAGGCAATTCAAATGTACTTGAAGAATCTGCAACTCCAGCGTCAAAAGATATTGGGGATTTTTCTCCAGGAGATCCACCATCAATAAAAGCTAACTCATCTACCTGGAAAATAACAAAAAGTTCTCTAGTAACAGGATCCCAATCATAAACTACAGCAATTTTACTTGATGATGATTCCTGAGTTCTAATTACTCTATCACCAATGTTAAAATTGTAAGTACTAACACCTGTATCAGGATCATTTTGAATAGCATCTAAAACAACTCTTTGATCATATCTAAAATTTAATCCTCTTGTACATCCAGTAAATCTATTTGCATCCTTTCCAGTGTAACGAATGATTTCTTTTTCTAAAAGTATGATACCACTTCCAGGATAAGGTGCTGTATTTGAAACATAAATTGATGTATCTGCTCGTCCTATATTTGTGGTAATTCCAGTTAAATTATATAACTTCAAATTGTAGGATTGTCTATTTCTAGCAATTCTTTTCAATTTGACTTTTCTAGTGAAGACTATGCTAGGGGGAGAAGTATATCCTGAACCTGGATCTGTAACTTGAATATCTACTATTTTTCCTTGATCTACGGTTACTTTTCCTTTTGCGCCAAGTCCACCACCACCAACAAATAGTAAGTACGGTGCTTCTAGATAAAATTGACCTTCGTTTGAAATTGAAACACTGCTGGATACGACACCCTTTATATCTACCTCTGCACCTCCAGATGCTCCACTTCCACCACCACCAGTAATGGATAAAAATGGAGGAGTTTCATATCCTCTTCCAGAATTTAATAATGAAAGGCCAGTAACCGTTTTTGTTATTGCTCGTATATCTGCATTAGTACCGCCACCACCTAAAACTTGAGCATTCACATCATAAAAATAACCATCACCATTTTTAGTAACTTGAATATAATCTAAAGAACCATCATCCCTCAAAAATACCTTTGCATCTGCTTCATCTGGTTCTTCTCCATCTTCAGGAATTATTGGGTCAAAAGTTACACGAAGAGGGTCATAACCAGAACCAGAATCTAAAACTTTTACTGCGACAATTCTCCCATTCTTTATTACTGGCCTTAGAACAGCGTCTCTTGACGGTATGCCGCAATTTTGTACAATAAGAACTGGAGGCTGTTCTGGATCATATCCACTTCCACCATTTTCAACCACAACAGAATCAACCCCAAGTGTTTGGGAATTGAAAATTGGTTTGATTATAGCTCCAGAACCAGGTACTATTGCCATTTATTTCTTTATTCTTCCTATTATTTATTGGGAATAATATAAACTACGTCTAGGGAAAATTTGTCCTGATGATTTTCTCTCTCCTCTTACTTCTTCAATAACACCAGAAGTTTTTCTTAAATTTTCAACATGGAGATATAAATTTGGACTACCCTTTTGACAAGTAGCGTCTGTAAATCCTCCACCAGCAGTATTGAAGGTCATATCATTTGATATTGAAGTATCATTCAGATATTTTTTAGCATCTGATTGTGTGTATCTATCCTTTCCACTTGCCGATATAACAACAGCTCCACACACTTGTGGTGAAGCCATACTAGTTCCACTGAGAGGATAATAGTAATTTGGAGATCCACCATATTTAGAGTCAGATAACCCACTATTATTGTATGCTGAGATAATAGCATCTCCTGGAGCAAAAATATCTACTCCTGGACCATATTGAGTATATGTAGATCTTCTAAAATTTGAATAGTTACTTAATGCTCCTACAGTAATAGAACCACTATCAGGTGTGTTTGGCCATGCTCCTCGATTATAGTGGATTATTTGACTCGTAGTTGTAAATACATAATTATTCCAATCCTGATCATCTGGAGATGCTATCATTAAATTATCATTTCCAGCAGCACCAATAATTACAATGCCGTCATCTATAGCATCTTGAATATCAGCTGATATTGCAGCACTCCACGCAGGATAAACATCTACACCCCAAACTAAACCAAAATCGGTTGTTAATCCTAATTCAGTCCATCCTGATGGTCCAGGAGAACTTGAGTTGTATGTATTTCCTCTATAATATACAGAACTAACTCCACTAATTCTAAAATCATTATTGGGCATATATACAATTCCACCATAACTATGATTTGTTATAGTTGGATTTTTCTTTCCTGTCGTTGGGTTGACTGCCTTATATCTATGAAATGCTCTGAGATAATCAAATATTAGCAAAGCACCTACAGATTGACCAGACTGCCAAACTCCTGTTACTGCCAAATTATAGATATTTGATTCTCTTGCCCATCCATAATATTGACCACATGCAGTTCCAGTTACATGTACTCCATGAAAATATGGATTCGAACCATTTGTATGATATGAAATAGTTCCAGTCGGTACAGATTGACCATCATCGTCGATTGACGATATATAACTGTTTAGTTGATTAAACCATTGATATTGAACAAATCTGGAAGATCCTGTAGAAGGACTGTTAAATTCTACACAATCGTAAGAAACTGGATCATCAACAATTACAACATCAACATGTTTACCATCGTTGTAAACTGATATTGAGTCACTAACAGTTTCTTGTTGAGTTCTTCCAAAAGATCCTTTTCTTCTTTGTAGTTGATTCCCAGAACAGTGGAGATGACCCCATTGCAAATCAGTAGCAGCAACAGTGGCGGGCCCGACAGTATCATCTTTCCAAAAGATTCCACTTTTATTATATAAATTGTTGTTTACTATTGTTTGAGGTCTGATTTGAAAATCATCTTGCAATTCAACACCCCATACTCTAGAATCTTCACATAATTGTTTTGCATCTTCTTCAGTTAACCAATAATGTGTATTTCTACTTAATGGTCGTTTTAAGGCAATTTTAAAATTATTATGATTCATATCATAATAAAATTGCTCTAGATCTTCTTGCCTATGAAGAGTTACGACATAGATTTTTTCTTCCATATCAAGACTCCAATTGGATATAGGTAACCGTTACCGTAATTGAAGTAGTAGAACCACTTTTATTTACAACTTTTAAGTATATGTTTTCTGATGGAGTCGAGTCATTATTCCATCCTATAGTTGCTGGAGTAATAATTTGTGTAGATGCTCCAGAAGTAATTACTTCGGCAACTATACCTGATCCAGGAAGAGGATCTGTAGTTTCTGATCTAGTAGAATCTGCCGTTCTACTGGAAGCGTCAGTATATAATGTTACCCATGCAGCTGCAGAAGTTTGTATTTTTAACAATGCATATGATTTTGCAGCTGAGATAGTAATATTCTCGGATGCATTATTAGAAATACTTGCTGTTGAACCACTAGCAGTTGTACGTACAGGTATTAAAATATTTGGTTTATTAGTTAAATCATTATAACTGCCAGTAGTAGCAACTGTCGATAAATTTGGTTTATTTAAAATTGATGATACGCCACTTGTGGCATTCCAATCAGACTGGACTTGAGCTGCTGGAATTGTTGGTCTACCAGATAAGTCGCCATAATCTAATTGTGCGCTTACAAAGTCAGTTCCATTGCTTCTTAAAACATTTCCAGTGGTGATATTTCCAATATTAATTTGAAGATTTGTTCCATCACCAAGATCGTTATAAATTTCTTCTATAACAGCATTAATTTTTTGACCACCAGATCTAATATTATCCCCAGTGCCGTCATTAGCTTGTGAACCAACATTAATAAGTTGCTTTGCCATTTTTTTATTTTTGCTATGTATTTATTTATGCCTGGTCAAATGTAACAGTAACCACATCAAAGGAAAGATCATCATCATCAAATTTATATCCAAAACCAGGAAGAATATCTGGTACATTATTATCAACTAATATTGAAGGATAATTATAACCATATCCTCTATTTACCACATCAACTCTAGATACGCCAACCAAGGCTTTCGCTTGAGCATCAAATCCAGTTGCGGAATCGAATGAAACTGTTGGACGAGATGTATAACCATCTCCACCAGAAGTTAATTGTAATTTATTAATTCTACCTGTTATGATACTTGCCAGTGCAGATCCATTTCTACCCAAAACAGATCCAAGATAATCAAATGTAATGAGTGAATTTGAAGACTCGATAACAGCAACAGTTCTATCCTGATCTTCAGACTCGATCGTTAATTGATCTCCTGGTTCAATTGGAGGAATTATTTCTGCAGCTATAACATCCGCATCAGAACCGATGTATGAAAATGCTACAAATGTAGATCCTGCTCTTGGAATCTCTGCAAAGATAATTCTAGAACCAACAAGTTGGAAAGCAATTCCAGGTTCTTGAATAACACCATTTAAAGAAACAATAATGTTATTTTCTGGTTTAATTGTTGATGACTGAACACCAGAAGTCAAAGTCAATGAATAAAACACTTCATTTAACTTTAAGTTGAAACTATTTCGTAGAGAATCAAATTCAAATCCAATATCATCTAATTGTCTCAATTTACCAATATAAACAGCGTTGAAGGATCCCCCAATTTCAGGTGGTTCACTGAATTGAATAGTGTCACTAAACGCAGTATAAGACGATCCTGGGGGCTGTAGAATGCCATTTATAAACACTAACATATGACCATCTGCATCTGGGAAATATTGATCCCCATTATTGTTAGTGAGTTTAAACTGGGTTTGTTGACCATTGAACCCCAAGAAATATCTAGAAATAGATCCTTCAATTTTTACTACATTTGATATTATTGATC